GCTGCGATGATTGCACAGAAGGCAGGGAATGGCTGACAACATCCACATCAAATCGACCGACGCACTCCCACGCGGCGCTGATCTGACCGAGGCCGACCTGCGCCTGATCGTCGATGACTTTGTCACGGTGCGCAACTGGGCCGCGCTGGCGATGCACATGAGCGTGCCCGACATGAAAGAGCAGCTCTACCAAGCCCTGCGCGTCCGCCTCGGGCGCAGGCCGATAGTGACCGGCGAACGGGGTGATCATGCCTGACCGCATCCAACAACGCTTCTCGAATTGATTGGCGTGATGTAAGCTGCGCGCAACCGCAACAAGGAGGCCACAATGGCACAAAATACGACAATCAACTGCGCTCCTGGCGAATGGACGCTCCTCACCGACAGCAACATCACAATGCTGACCTTCCAGAACCGGCGCGGTGGCGATGTGCTGATCGCGGTGGCGTCTATTGACGACGTGGAGCTGCGGGAGCTGTTCTGATGGTGACGCAGACTTGGACCTACGAGACGAGCCCTGTCGCGTGGGCCTACAAGCGGGATCGCGCGTTTGCGAGCTTCATCATCGGTCCGGTCGGGTCCGGCAAGTCGGTGCCCAGCCTTCAACGAATTCTTGATCTCGGCCAGGAGCAGGCGCCCAGCAGCGACGGCAAGCGCAGGTCCAGGTTCGCCGTGATCCGCAACACCATGCCCGAGCTGCGATCCACAACGGCGGTAACCTATCAGCAGATTTACCCGGCCGACGCGTTCGGGGATATCATCTGGCGATCACCGGCCACGCATATGATCGCGCCGCGCAACACCGACCTGGAGATCGAGGTCAACCTTATTGCGCTCGACAGGCCACAGGACGTGAAGAAGCTCCTTTCGCTGGAATTGACCGGGGCGTTCATCAATGAGATGCGGGAGGTTCCGCGATCCGTGATCACTCGTTTGACCGAGCGGGTCGGCCGGTTCAGGGTGAACGAGCGCCCGACCACCTGGAGCGGTATCTGGGGCGATACGAACCCGCCTGACGCCGATCATTGGCTGTATGGCTGGCATCACCGCGACACGCCGGAGGGATACCGCTTCCATCAGCAACCGCCGGGTGTCGTGGAGGTCAAACCGCGCGCTGGTGGTGCCGAGATCATTGACGAGAATTTCCCCGAGTATCAGGGGCTCAAGCTCACGTCGGCGGAGGTGCTGATCTGGTATCGCGGCGCGGCGCGGCGCGTCGAGTGCCCGATTGAGGTGATCCGCTCGGCCGAGAGGTTCTGGATCGTGAACCCGTGGCAAGAGAACCTGGTCGCACTGTCCCGCGTCGATGTTGGCGCGAACCCGCTCGGAGTGGGCAGCTACTACGGCCGCGCGCTGGCAGGCAAGACGATCGAGGAAATCCAGAGCTACCTCCAGGGCGTCTATACCTTCGTGACCGACGGGCGGCGTGTGGTTCCGCAATACAACGGCCAAGTGCATGGCGTCGATCATCTGCCGATCCTGCCTGACGAGCCGGTGTTCATCGGGGCCGACATTGGCGGCGGAACTCTCCAGCCGTCGGCGCTCCTGTTTCAGCGGCATCCGCGCGGCGTGTTGCTCGCGCACCGCGAAGTGGTATGCTTCGACATGGGGATCAAGCGCTTTGGCGAGCTGGTAGGCGAGGCGCTGGTGAAGCACTTTCCTGACCATGTGACCAAGGGGCTGACCGGCAAGGGCTGGGGCGATCCGGCTGGGGGCACACGCGACGAGATATTCGAGACGGCGAGCTTCGACTGGCTGCGCACGCAACACGGGATCACCTTGGAGCCCGCGCCGACGCAAGATCCGAAGATGCGGATCGCTGCGATTGCCGGGCCATGCGAGCGGATGATCGACGGCAAGCCTGGGCTTCTGTTGAACAAGCGCAACTGCCCGATGTTGCACAAGGGGCTGATGGGGGCTTGGCACTTCAAGCGCGTGGCGGTGTCCGGCGAGGATCGCTATGCCGACAAGCCCAGCAAGAACGACGAAAGTCACATATGCGACGGGGCCGGTTACGGCTTTCTCGGGGTGGGCGAGTTCGACCGGCTGGGTGGGCGCGTGACCGATGGCCGCGCCCACGGGTCGTTCCAGGCGGATGGCGACTTTGACGTGTTTGCACGAACATGAAGCCGCCGGATGCGCAAAGCGGAGGGGAAAGAATGACCGATCGTATGACAGCGGCCCAGCTCCAGGCGTTCTACAAGGCAGACGGCGACACGCGGCCGCGACAAGACCGAGAGGGGCCGATCCACAAGGCGATCCTGCAATTCTTGGCCTTGGCCCTACCGCGCGATGCACTCTACCACCACAGCCCCAACGAGCTGGACATGGCCGGGGCCGAGGCGGCGCGCCAGATCGCCAAGGCGCGCAACCTTGGCACCAAGGCGGGCTGGCCCGATATCGAGATCATATGGCAGGGCCACGCCTACTTCCTGGAGGTTAAAGCGCGCACCATGCAGAGCGATGCGCAGAAGGATATCCAGTCCGGCCTGGTGCGGGCTGGTGCGCCCTATGCCGTGGTGCGATCCGTGGTCGAGGCAGAAGCTGCACTGAAGCGATGGGGGCTGACATGACCGATCCCGTTCTCGACCTGTCCATTCCGTCGCTGGTGCGGGCGTGCAAGGGTAACGTGGCGATGCTGCCGAGCTTCATGGTGCATAACGACGCCGTGTGGCCGCGCGCCTGGGTGGTCAGGACAGACAGCAAGGGCCGCATTCACATGCGCCGCTCAGCTTTCCTCCACGCCGTGGTGGGCAAGCTGCCGATCCGCGAGGGCATCTGGCACCGCAGCGACGTGCAGGAGTTCCACCTTGATCTCCAGCCGCACCACCTCCAGGGGGCGAGCGACCAAGAGGGCGGAAACCGGAGATCGGCGGCCCGCGCGGTAGTCAAGGCCGATTGGGCCGGACGCATACAGGGAGATGGGTTCTATGGGGTTGCTCCACCTAGGGATCACCGGCCACAGGACGTTGCACGAGATGTTGCAGAGGCTAAGGCCCGAGGAACAAGCGGAAGCGTTCGCTCAACCGTATTTGCCCGAGATGGTGGCGACGACGGCTAAATGGGCGTGGACGCTGGAGGACGACGCGGGCGAGTTCGTGGCCAGCATGGCGATCATGCCGGACGTGAACCGGCGCGGCTGGTTCGTCTCATACCCCGGCGCTCGCATCCGATCCTCTGCCGAGCTGCGGCCGCTGTTCCGGCTCTACACGATCTTTCGCGATAGCGGCGCGGTGTATGACGAGCTGCGCGCGTGGGTGGCCTCAGACGACGCAAGAGCGATTAGATTTGCCGAATGGTTCGGTTTTCGGTTAGATTGTGGGCCAGCGACAGGCTTTTCCCCGACGGGTCGGGATTTGAGCTTATATCTATGGAGGCGATGATGAGCGGAATTTTCGGAGGCGGGGCCAGCAAGGAGGCCGAGAAGCAGGCGGCGCAGGCGCGGCGCGAGCTGCAAACCTCGAACGAGGAGGCCGGTCGGGCACAGCAGCGCGCCGAGCGCGGCAGTGGCTCCGGCGCGGGCACACGGGGCCGTGACATGCTGATCGGCAATCTGTCCACGCGCCTCAAGAAAACGCTCGGGGGCTGATCGTGGCACAGTGGAACGTTGACAAGGCGTGGAAGGCGATCTCTGCCGCGAAGCGCGACAAGGAAGCCTCGGACGAGATTTACCGCGAGGCGATGGAGCTGACGTTCCCCGACCGCGAGAATTTCACCAAGCGCAAGGAAGGGCAGCAGAAGGCCGCTTACAACTGGGACAGCACGCCCCAGGTGTCGGTGATCCGAGCCGCCAACCGCCTCTCCTCGGACTTCACGCCGCAATTCCAGGACTGGTTTGAGATCGGGCTGGGGCCAGCGGCCGAGCAAATGCCCGACGAGACGTTCAAGGAAGTCGTGGGCAAGGAGAAGGACGAGGCCAAGGCCGAGCTGGAGGCCGTCACGAACATCGTGCAGGCCGTGTTCAACGGGCCGGGTTTCCCGACCGCATCGAACGAAACCTACATTGACTGGCACTATGGCCAAGGCGGCATGAAGATCATGCCCAACGACGACTTCCTGGGCGAGCCGGTGATCTTCCAGGCCATGCCTCTCTCGCACTTCTACGCCTACGAGGGACCGAACGGGCGGCTGGATCGCTGGTTCTTCTGGCACGAGCTGCGCGCCGACGCGATCTTGGCCGAGTGGCCGGATGCGACCTTGCCCGAAAGGCTGAAAGAGGAGGCCGAGAAGCCGACGCCCGGCATGGTCAAGCTGTCCTCGGTGGTCTACCGCGACTATGACGAGAAGGAGCGGCCGTTCCGCTACGAGGTGTTCTGGCAGAAGGGCGCGGACAAGGCTCGCGTGGTCGCGCGCCAGAGCCGCACCTCGCCGTTTGTGACGCCGCGCTACTCCAAGCTGCCAGGCGAGAACCGGGGCCGCGGGCCGGTGCTGTTCGCGCTGCCCGATATCCGCACCGCCAACAAGATCGTGGAGCTGACGCTCCGTGCCGTGGCAGTGGCCGTGGCCGGGGTCTACACCGCGACCGAGAACGGGCTGAACGGGCCGATCTCGATCAAGCCCTACTCGATTATCAAGGTGCGCCGCAACGGCGGGCCGGATGGGCCGAGCCTCCAGCGTCTCGACAGCCCTCAGCGTATCGACTTTGGCGAGCTGGTGCTGGACACGCTCCACATGAACATTCGCAAGGTGATTGGTGACAACAGCCTGCCGCCCGAGGCTGGCCCGATCCGCACCGCGACCGAGTTCGTGCAGCGCGCGCGCGAGCTGGTAACCGACCAAGCCGGGGGCCTTGGCCGCCTCTACGCCGAGTTCGTGATCCCGGCGGTGCAGCGCGTGGTCGATATCCTGGAAAGCAAGCAAATCCTGCCGACGCAGGGGCTCCAAATCGACCAGTTCTTGATCGAGGTGCGCATGACAAGCCCGCTCGCGCGGGGCGAGGCAATGCAGGAAGTCGAGAACATTGTGCGCTTCATGGAAATGCTGAAAGCTATCGGCGGGCCGCAGCTCATGGCGTTCGAGATGGACTTGGAGAAGGTCACGCCGCGCGTTGGCGACCTGATGAACGTGCCGCTGAACCTGCGCACGACCAAGGAGCGCAAGACCGAGCTGATGAAGGCCGCAGCGGCACAAGGCGCGGCCGAGCAAGGAGCCGATCCAAACGTGGCGGCAGCGGCCGTCGAAGCCCAAGGAGGGCAACAGAATGGCCGACGGTAATACCGGGCTCGATGCCCTGTTCCAGAACGCGGACAGTGATGCTTGGCGCGACCTTATGCGCCGCACAGAAGCCGGTGCGCCGGTGAAGCAAGGGATTGACCCAGAGCTTTACGCGGTGGTGTTCGCGACGCCTGCCGGGCGCGAGGTGCTGGTGGATATGTATAACCGCTACGTCAACGTGACGCGCTGCGTGCCGGGCCAGGGGCCAGATGCAGCGTTCTACCGTGAGGGCATGGCGCAAGTCGTGTTCGATATCGTTCACAACATCACACAGGCCCAGGAAGGAGAAGCCAATGGGACGCAAGGATGACCTGATCACCCAGGCGCAGAGCATGGGGATCACGCTCGACAGCACGGAGACGATTGCCGATCTGGAGGCGAAGATCGACGGCCGGGCGAAGGAGATGCAGACCGAGGCCGAGACGCTTCCGGCTGTTCTCGACACGGTGCCGCAGCCGACCATCACGCGCTCCAAGGTGAACCGGGGCTCGCGCCGTCGGATCGAGCGCGCGATCACGGCGCTCAACAAAGAGCTGGACGCGGCAATCAAGGAGCTGGACATGCAGGCGTTCGTCGCTGACGAGGACGGCAACCGCACCGGCGAATGGTCCGCTGTCACCCGGCTGCGTGAGGTGAAGGCCGAGGTCAACGACCAGGTGAACCAGCTCCTCGCGGGCTGACACCAAAACCCACACCCAAGCGCAACAGGAGACAACGTGCATGATCAAATTCTGGCAATATCACGCCCCCGTGTGGAGCCCGGCCGATGAAGGCTCGGGAGGTTCGGGCGAAGGCGACGGCGGCAGCGGCGGCGACGGCGCTGGAGGCGAAAGTGAAGGCGGCGGGGGCGTCGGACAGGGCCAAGGTCAATCCTCGATCCTGGACTTCGCCACCAAGGGCACGACCAAGGAAGGCGACGGAGAAGCGTGGAAGCTGCCGGAGGGCGTGGAGCTGCCGGATCATCTGGTGGGTTCGACGGCTGACGATACGCTGGCGAAACTGACAAAGGCTTACCAGGGCGCGCGGCGCGAGCTGTCCAGGAAGGGCAAGGGCGAGGGCAAGCTGGAGGGCGTGGTGCCCGACCATCCCGACGGCTATGTGTTCGATGCGGAGGGGGACGACGACAAGATCGCGGCCGAACTGAACAGTGAGGCCTCGAAGCCCTATGTCGATGCTTTTCGCACGGCGGCGCACAAGCTCGGTATCCCTGACAAGGCGTTCACCCAGCTCATGCGCGAGGGGCTGTCTGGTATCGCGGAGAACGGGATACCGATTGGCGTGTCGAACGATGAGGCGCAGAAGGTCAGCGGCGAGCAGGAGATGGCCGCGCTGGTCAAGGAGGTCGGCCAGAAGGAAGCCAGCACCATCGTCAACACCATCGGCACCTATGCCGATAAGCTGGCCCAGCGTGGTGTGCTGAAAGGCGAGCAGGACATGGCCGAGTTTGCCCAGATGGTCGGCACCAGCCGGGCGGCGCGCATCTTTCACCGCATCCTGACCGGCGAGCTGGGTGAAAAGCCGATCCCGATGGCCGACGGCGCGGATGGCTCGGTGACACCGCAGGAGGCATATGCCAAGCACGCGGCCGCAAGCCGGATGCCCGCCGGTTCCGACAGGGACGCGGCTATGGCCGAGGCGCAACGGCTCATGCAAAAGGCGTTTGGCAGCTCAACGCAACCGAATGGCTCGATCCACTCCGCCGTGCTATAGGGCGCGCATGGCTCGCGCCTTGTAGGAAGCCTCCAGGTTGGAACGCCCCGGCAATCTCAGCCCGCCGGGGCGTTTGTTATGCGCGCTTGCCAGATCGCGCCTCTGGTGTCATAGTGGCGCACAAGATGCAGACCCGCGAGGAACGGCACCCGGCTTAGGTGACAGGCCCGTGACCCTCAAGGCCCTCGATCTCCCATGATTGAAACCTTGAAGGAGCTCACAATGTCAACCTCTCTCTCTATCGCAGCAATCGCCAGCTTCGACGCTGATGTGAAGCACGCCTATCAGGATATGGGCAAGCTGCGCGACACCGTGCGCGTCAAAACCGCCGTTGTCGGCGCGACCCATCGCTTCCCGAAACTGGCCGCTGGCTTGGCAACCCGCCGGGTGAAGCAGACCGATGTCGTGCCGATGAACCTCGCGCACACTACCGCGACGGTCACGCTCGAAGATTGGAACGCCGCCGAATACACCGACGTGTTCGATGATGCGAAGACCAACATCTCCGAGCGCGAAGAGCTGGCCCGTTCGATCGCCAATGCGATCAGCCGCCGTGAGGACCAGCTTATCATCGACGCGCTGGAAGCGACCGCAACGACCCTGGCCGTGGCAAGCTCCGTCGGCGGGGCGAACACCAACCTCAACGTGGATAAACTCCGTCGCGCATCGCGTCTGCTGGGCGACAACGGCGTGGGCGAGGATGAGGGTATCACTTATCTGGGCTCCTATGTCGGCCGCGAAGGGCTTCTCGGGGAAACCGAGGCGACCAGCGCGGACTACAACACGGTGCGCGCCCTGGTGAACGGCGATATCTCCAGCTTCATGGGCATGTCGTACAAGTGGATCGCAACCCGTGCCGAGGGCGGCCTCGATCTGACCGCTGGCGACCGAACCACTTTCGCGTATGCGAAGTCGGCCATCGGGCACGCCATCGGCATGGATCAGCGGATGGAGCTCAACTACATTCCGACCAAGACGAGCTGGCTGGCGAACATGCTGTTCTCGGCGGGCTCCGTCGAGATCGACGCCGGTGGCGTGGTCGAGATCACCTGCGACGAAAACGGCGTGTAAGCGCCACCATGGGGCGGGCCTGTCGCTCGCCCCTCGTGAAAACTGAACGAGGAGAAGCAAATGGCTTTCAACCTGCAAGGACTGGAGAACCACGGCGGCTCCGGCGGTGGCGTCAAAATCTGGAGCTACAACGCCGCCACCGACGCCAAAGCCGCCGTCAAAGCCGCCAGTTATTTCGACACGGCCGCTGGCCTGCTGACCGTCGGAGATCGTGTCGTGATCCACGCTTCGGATGCCGACTTTGATGCCCGCATCTCGGCCATCAGCGGTGCCGGTGTCGTCACCATTGCGGCAATCGACGCCTTCATCTAATCCGCTGGGGTGTGGATGCGAGGGGCGGGCCGGGGCTGTCATGGCCCCGGCCTTTGTTCTTAGGAGGCAGAGATGACCGACAGCAAAGTGGACGTTGCATCGCAAGCGCTGGCGCGCCTTGGCGAGCCAGCAATCTCCTCTTTCGAGGAGGACAGCGACGCGGCCGAGAAGGTGCACCAGCTCTATGAACCGACCATCCTCCAGCTCCTCGGGTCGCATGACTGGAGCTTTGCCACGCGGCGCAAGGTGCTGACCGTGGATGCGGCGGGCACGCCGATCAACGAATGGACGCGGGCTTTTCTCCTGCCGCCCTTGCGCACGGATCGCGTGGGCAAGCCGCTGTCCGTGTTCAACTCCACCACGCAGCGCGCCCCCCATGTGTTCATGTATGAAATCCAGGAGCGCTGGCTGTTCTGCGACTATGACCAGGTGGTGATCGAATACATCTGGCGTGTCCCGGAAAGCCAATGGCCCGGCTACTTCCACACGCTCGCAATCGAGGCCGTCGCGGCAACCTTGGCGCTGCCGGTGACAGAGAACGCAAGCAAGGAACAGCTCCACCGCCAAATAGCCTATGGCAACCAGAGCGAGCTCGGCCGGGGCGGATTGTTCCGCACCGCGACTGAGGCCGACGCCACAGGCGATCCGACCCGCTCGCTCCTGGACGATCACGATCCGCTCTGGAGCGCTCGCTTCGGGGGTGTCTACTGATGCCGATTGGCCGCCATGTTCAGACCAGCCTTTCGGCCGGTGAGTTCGATCCGCTCCTCTGGAGCCGCGAGGACGTTTCGTTCTTCTACAACTCGGCGCGCATCATCGAGAACGCGGTGCCGCTGCCCCAAGGTGGGGTAAAGCGGCGAGATGGGTGGCGGTTTCGCTCGCTCCAGCGCGGCCCGATCTCTGGGATAGACCTGTCCGGCGCAACCGTCACGGCCGCGAATGGCGGCACGGCAGGCAACCTGACGGACGGCGACCGCACCACGCTCCTGGAGACGGGCACGACAGCCGCGATCTCGGGTGTGACCAATGCCAACCCGGCCGTGGTGACGGCGACCGGGCACGGCTACACCACCGGCGACCGCGTGCGGATCGAGGGGGTCGAGGGCATGGGCGTGCCGAGCGGAGCAACCGCTGCGATCACCAACGCGACCCAGGCAAACCCCTGCGTTATCACCGCTGCCGGGCACGGGTTTGCGACTGGCGACCAGATCGAGATCACCGGCGTCGTCGGCATGACGGAGCTGAACAACAACACGTATACGATTATCGTGCTCGGCGCGGACAGCTTTTTGCTCGACGGTATCGACAGCACCGGGTTTACCGCCTACGCTGCTGGCGGATCGGCCGAGCAAATACTGGCCAGCTCGATCAACGACTACCAAGGCACGATCACGGTGCTGACGGTCGACACCTTTTCGCTAGACGGCTTCGACAGCTCGGCGCTTGGGGCTTATGGCTCTAGTGGCACGGCCACCAAGGGCGTGGGCGCGGCGACGGAATACGAGATCGCACGGCTTGACATGGGCGGCGCGTACGCGGTGTCCCTGTTCGATCTGCGGGATGTTCGGATCGTCAGCTTTCCGGCCGGTATCTCGACGGCGAACGTCACGCTCCAGACCAGCTCCGACGGCTCGACGTGGGCGGATGCGGCCACCATTGCCGCAGGCAATAGCGCCTATGACCGCCGGTTCGGCGCAGCTCCTGATACGCTCCTGGGCACGGCACGATACTGGCGCGTGATCGTTGACAACCCGTCGGCCGCCGATCTCAAGGGCGCGACCGTCGAGCTGTCCGGTGTCGAGATGCAGAGCGAGGCGGGCTACAGCTCCGGCGGCACCGTCGGGGCGTTCTCGCTCCATCGACTGACCGCCAGCATCCAAGACGAGTATATCGTGGCGATGATCGGCGGGTGCTGCGACGTGTTCGATGGAGCGACCGGCGAGTGGGTGGCTGCGGTCTCGATCCCGCACACCGACGCGCAGGTGGCGGCGATCAAGGCCGCGCCGAACCTGGACACGCTGATCCTCTATCACCATGATCAGCCGCCCTACATCGTGCAGCGCCTGGGCAGTGATCAGGACTGGCGGTCAAGCCCGCTGGCGTTCGACACCATCGCCGAGTTCCCCTTTGACGACGAGGACACTGGTGGCGGCGAGAACGAAATTCAGTTCCTGCGCTTTGACAACATGGCCAACGGGCACAAGCTCCT